TAATGCTGTTGCTAGTTCTTTGTTGGTCCATCCTGAATCAGCAAGGTGTATACCAATGCCTTTGTATGCGTTGGTTACGTCAGCTGTGCCAAGTGCGGCTGCCAACAATGCGTATACATCGCCGGCACGGCCTGCGGCATCATAAGCAACGGCCTTGTCAGTGAACACCACACGCTCATGGTCAGCAAGATTGAATTCCATGTTAGAAACTAGAGTACTTGCCAAGGTAACCTTAGCGGCAGTTTTAGTTGTGGTGAACTCTGTGCTTGCACCGCCCATGGTGTAAGTGTCAACACCTGCGGTACCAGTGACATCTACAACAACGTCAACGGTGCCATCACCTGCACGACCTGTACCCACTACGCCGAATGTGGCAACTTTACCTAGTGTGCCAACAGTGGCCACTGTAACGATCAAGTTGTTGGCTACCGTGCCGCCTAATGCTGTTCCAGCAAGAGTGATTGTATCACCTGCTACATAGCCGCGACCTGCACTTGCGGCAAGGCTGTCTAATACAACGGAATATACGCCGTTGGTTTTTGTAACATCAAATGCGGCCTCAACTCCTGCACCACCTGTTAATCCAGTGATGTTTTGATAGGTAGCGTTTACTGCTTTGTCTTTGATTGTAATTGTTGTTGTCATTATTTTTCCTTGTAAAATGAATATCAACTAGTATATAGCGTTTATACTAATAAGTCAAAGAAAAAGGGCACAAAAATGCCCTTTTTTTGGTGGTTTCTGTTACGAGGTATTTCCTACCCTAGGCTGAGTTCAGGCAGCCAAAGCGAACTGTTCGTCGTTTGCATTTACGTGTTTTGCTTCTCCGACCGGGAGACCCCTGTCCTAACGGCTTCTACATTGCCGGACTGTCCATTTCCGTACTCTTGACCCAATCGATATCTATGTCAGGCCCATCAAAAACACACTAGAACTAAGATTTTCGCAGTCAAGTTTTAGAGTACTCGTACTACGCCAATGTGCTTATGGTGGACCTGCCGGGAACTGCCCCCGGGTCTTGAATCCTTTTCTGTCTACTTCATACAGTCTTAACTTGTATTTAAACATATCTTCGAATTATTGTCAACCTCTAATCACAGCATAATTACATACAGCAAGGACAACATATGATTTATTTTGATGGTGATAGTCACACATACGGGGAAGAATTAGAAAACCCTGCGCAGGAAAGTTTTCCAAAAATCTTGTCAGAAAAACTAGGACATGAATTTGTAAACTTAGCCGAATCTGGATGTGCCAATGATGAAATCATGAGAAGGGTACATCGTTACCTGGCACAGTGCAAAGAAAAAAATCAATACCCAGACATGATAATCATTGGTTGGACTGAAGTTGACCGCGAAACATGGTTCCTTAACGGTGTGGGAAAATCTGTTGAAACATACAAATTAACCGCAACAGATGCACATAAACTGAACCCTGAGAGGCTTGCTAAATTTAGAAAAAATGTCAAATACAACGGTATGTATATTGCTGCCATGACACACTATTGGTACAATCAAGTTTTTAATTTACATTGTGAACTTGAACTGTTAAAAATTCCGCACTTGTTTTTTCATGGCTGTCCAAATTGGTTAAAAAAGTGGAATGACATCCGTAGTTGGAATATTGTAAAAATGGACAATATCACCACATATCCGTGGAATAATACTTTTATAAATCAGACAGATCCTGATTTTAGCATGTTTCAATGGACCACTGCTCGTGGACATCCACACACCAAATATGATCACGTTGGACCTCTAGCACATGTTGAATGGGCCGAGTTGTTGTACAACCACATACAACAGCATGCTCTGCTAGATCAATTGTGACTGTCATTGTCCCATTCTTTTGGAATCCAGCCTAGTCGAAATAGGTCTGCTCGTATTTCGTCAGTAACTGTGCCCTCTGGCACATGTCCTAGGTTCACCCATTGTTCATCGGGTTCACCTTGTATTCCTGAACAATACCAATCAATATAGTCACCTTGTTCGCGCATGTCTGCCACAATGCCTCCTGCATGGCGCCAACTGGCACTCCACCGCTGATCCCGGATCAATGGCCATACTTTGTTCTTTACAAACTGCATGTTGCACATGGCCGCATACAAGTTTTGAGCATAAGAGGCATTGCTTTTAACTTTGTCACAGATCCACTTGGTGCTACGCAGGTCGTATTCCATGTTGTCTTTTTGCCATTCAGGATCTACTATATTAGCTTCAGCTTGTTCTTTAGCTGTTTTCCACATGTTAATATAAATTTCTGGAACTTCTTTGCCATCTTGTTTGGCTCGCTCTTTTGCACTCTCAAGTTGGAAGGTATGGCGCTCGGGACTGCTGTTTACTTTGGTCATGATATAAAAATGGTACGAGTGACCGGAATTGAACCGGTACGCCTTTTAAAGCGAGAGATTTTAAGTCTCTTGTGTCTACCTATTTCACCACACTCGCTTGTGCATTAACCGCCCCTGCCAGTGACCTTTTTAACAGGTTTGCCCACAGGCTGTGGCGCTGTTGCTTTCTTAACTGACTTGGAACCTTTAGCAGGTTTTGCATCAGGATGTTGTGCGGCATGCTTTTTTTCCAATGCCGCTTTTACTGCTGTGATATATGAAGCCATACTGTTCTCCTAGTGTCTGTTATTTAACAGGGCATGGTCCGGCCACTAGGAATCGAACCTAGATTGACGGCTTAGAAGGCCGCTGTATTATCCATTATACTATGGCCAGACAATTTAATCCCAATGCATCCGGTTGTTCATCTGATAGAAAAAATCTTTTTCTAACTCATACATATCTGATGGACTCAATCTAAAGTGTTGACTATTACCCAGTCTTGATACTGAAAATCTAACATAGCTAGCAGGTTCGCAGTTGGGTCGCGGTGCATGATGTTTGTTAATTACCAACCAGTTGTGTCCGTTAACTTCGGCATTGAATCCTGTTTCTTTGTTCCAGTTGGCCAGCATGTCGGCCATCTGATCTGTGGTCATGTGATACCCTTGAGCATAGGTGTCGCTAACTCTTATAGAGAGGTCAACCCGCTTTTGCTCTTTGAACACATATAGTTTTAAAGTTTTGGTAAAGTTTAACATTTAGAATTAATTGGTGCGCCCACAAGGACTTGAACCTTGGACCAAAGGATTATGAGTCCTCTGCTCTGACCAACTGAGCTATAGGCGCATTGTTTTATTGTACAAGGAAAACTATTTATAGTCAACCCATTTGACGGATCTCTACCACCTGATACCGACTATAAGGATAGCGTTCCTGCAACCATTCCAGCAGGCCTTCTTCCCAGGGAAGCACCACAGTCTCGGCGGAGTTTACAATCACCTTCATAACAGGGACTTGATGTAGGCAATCACAGCCCGAGCTTCTGTGAAGTCTGTGATCTCGGGTGCAAGGGCCTCGTATCTGTAAGAGGTCCAGGCCAGTCGGCTAAAGTCTGCTCGTTTCATGCTGTTATCCAATCAGTGTTATCTTTTATTTCAATGTTTTCTGCACCGTCGTATTCTCCAATCCGAAACTCAGTGCCCTCGGGCAACCAGGCCACAGCCAAGTCTTTCATGCCACCTGTGTAGAGACCTGGATACTTGAGTGTGACATAAGTTTCCATCTCAGCCCACTGCTCAGTTTCCACAAACGTCACAATGGCCGGATCAAACACAAGTTCTGGCACTTCCTTGTTCCAAGTCGACCAGCCTGCACCGAACCCTGGCGAGTATAGCACAGCCACTTTGCCGTTGTCAACCAACTTAGTAATATTCTTTGTCATAGTCAGCGTCCGTTTCAATATCCACATGCCCAAACCTGAGTAGGCCTAGGCTTACCTTTCTAACTTCAAATGGTTGTGCAAATTCTACAATGGCCCCCAGACTTTCAATGTCATCGTAAGTGGGGTCGCGTATGTCTTCAACTTGGATACAACCAATAGATCCCGAGTCCACCATGTGTTCGGTACCAATGTTGCTGTTGTATGTGCCGTCACCCCAGGCTGTGCCAAAGCTGGCAAAACGACGACCGTCTTTTAATGTAAACTCACCTTCAACACCACGACCTTCGTGCCGAGGTGGAAAGAACATAGCACATGCCTCATCCCATTCTGGGTGCATGACATAGCACAAGTCACCAATGTAATATCGTCCTGCTGGCATGGTCATTTTACCACTCCTTTTTGTCGCCGGTGGCTTCGTTGTTGCGATAGCCTGCGGTGTATGCCACAATCTCTGCCGGTGTCATTTGCGCCATATCAATTCTAGGACTGCGGTGAGTGTCTCTCACAAAGTAATGCGGCATATAGTCACGACCGTAATAGCTGTCAGCAACTCCACGATCGTAAGGGCCGCCGTGACGTTGATCGTAATAACCAGATTGTGTGTGTTCTGCTAACATAGTTTTCTCCTTAAGCCGCTTTGCGGAAGTATTGATAGGGCAAGCCCAGAATCCAGGCCAGGTAATCGTTGTCGCCGTTAGTCTCTTCGGCTTCGTGAATCCAACGCATGGCCATTTCCGAGTCTTTAGCACCGGTACTGATCAATTCAGCAACACGGCGTTCAAACAACTCAACCGCCTTGGACTCTGCCGCCTTACGGGCAGTCTCTTCACGGTCAATAGCTTGACCCAAGATCACAAACTCTTCCTGAAACTGCTCAAGAGTCCAGCTAGAGGTGTCAACACCACGTGGACGGAAGCCATATGCATCCTTGTGCATATCCCAGTAAGTGGCCTGGGCTTGTTCCAATTCTGTCATGTCTTCCCAAGATGTAAATTCTGTCATTTGTGGCTCCTTATTTCTTACTATGTTCATATTATAGCAAATCGGCAATTATTGGTCAACCAAATTTAAATTGCTTGGGAGTACCAACCTTCACGCTCAATCTTGCGATTGGCACGGAGAATTGTATTACGGGCTTTATCAACACCAGGTGTTGAACTTGATGCATAGATGCTACCGTTGGCTTGAAGAAACGCAACCGCATTGTGCTTGGCCTGATAGGTTTTCAGTGCCACTGCAGGGATCAACATTGTTCGACCGTTTACAGGGGTAAAAGTAACTTTCATTTCGGGCTCCTTATTTCTTACTATGTTCATATTATAGCAAATCGGCAATTATTGGTCAACCAAAATGCAGTGTTGTAATTAAACAACACCACGCACATCTGTGTTCAAATTGGGTTTGTGCTCACGGATCAATTCACGCTCTAATTTGTGAGCGTCGGTTTTGCCACGCACAACATCCACAACCACCAAGTTAAATGTGTCAACACCACGCTCACGCATGCACTCATATAGTGCCCAGGATTTGTCTTCTGAACGTGAGCGATATACGTGTTTGTTAAAACGCACTTGAGCACTCTTGTTAACAGTGCTTTCAGTCTTGGCAGTAACACCAATGTAGAAGTCGGCACCGCTTTGCAACATATAAATGATATGTGTACGATCGGTGCGCTTTTTACGTGATTGCTTTTTAAGTTCCATACAAGTATTATAGCAAATCGGGCATTTCTGGTCAACTAAAATCCACATGTTGTACAAAAACAACATGCTGAATTATAGTGGATTATAGTTAATTATAGTGGGATTATCGATAATATTATCGGGGATTATCGATTAGGGTACTTTATATGGGCCTGCATATACGGTATAATTACCAGATTCGGGGATGGGTTCATTATAGATTTTCATGAATAGTAATGCCTCTCCACGAAATTTAAAATATACTTCATCAATTATGTTACTACTTGTTTGATTATCAGTATGCTCTACTAGATTAACCCGCCATAATCCGGAAAAGTTTATGTCAGTCATCCACGTGCAATGCCTTTAATGAACTTGTCAATATCCCCATATAATGAATACATTGTAGCTTCTTTACTACCAAATAATAATAACTTTGGTTTCTTGCCAAGAAAAATATAATATGGACAGGTGAGTTTTCTGTCCAGAGTTAATAACCTTCCTGGTATTGCAGGCATACTAGGTGGCACATCAAACTCATAATGCTCAATTTTTAACGAATCAAAAACAAAAAAGCCTTCGGCGGTTAACCGTAGGCCTGCATCTTTGTCGGGATTCTTCCACCACTCTTGCATGGCTTCGTCAAGTGTGAGTGCTATATCACTGCGAAGTTGTTCAATCAACTGCTGAGTTAATGCGATCTTATTGAGCATTGGGGAACACACGAGCCCCCTGAGTCAACAGCACCACACTGAACTTGTCAGTTTTAAACTGCGTGTTGAGTTTGCGAGCCAAGTTAATGGCATGTCCAGGATTGGAGAAACTGACCTTCTTGTACTTTGGGCCAGGATACTGTGTGAGCATGTTTGATGTTTTGAGGTTAATGGGAGTGTTATCGTAGAAAACTGCCCATACTCCTTCCGACGCTAGCACTTGCTCAGTCTTGTAAGATTGTTTGTTTGTGTGCTCGATTAGCACACTGGGTTTTGGTCTACTCATCATTAAACTCCTAGTACTATTTACCTAGAAAACTGAGTAGTTTAAAATGTGCCACCGGTGATTTCCACCTGAATTTTTTCATCAGTTTTACCATTTGGTTGTCGTAGTTGTTCTAGCACCAACAACAATTTGGTAATATCTGCGTGTAGATCTTTGGCATCTTTGAGCGGCATAGTAAAATCTTTTTGCCCCCTAGACTCATGTGCTTTGATACTGTCAACAAATCGATTAATGTGCAAGCTCATATAGTTGCTTGGGTAGACATGTTGGTATGTTGAACACTTGCTTCATCTTTAGAGTGGAACGGACCTTGATACTTATAGCGTTCAAGTACAATGAGTTTAGGGTTATGAATAGGTTTCCAGTTGCGATGTTGCTTGACCATGTACCATCCGGCTGCAAACCACGATTTGCTTTTGTTATTTTTAGTAAACAAGGGTAGCTTGTGTTTCACATCCCAGATGGGGTTGTATGTTCTGCATCCAGTACTATAGCCATGTACTAGGTCTGCCGCAGGCTTGGTTACTTTTTCAGCTGGCTCAAATTCCACATTCTCACGTTTACGCAACATGGGAATGGTCTTGTATAATCCAACCTTGTTCTCAATTGTGATTTGATATCCATCGTTAACTGCCTGGATGTTACCAATCTTTTGGTCATCTTTTTTCAAGATCCAATATTCGTTATCAACTACTGGTTTGGCGTGTATCATTTAATACTCCTTTGTATGTTTCATTGAGCCAACGACTGATTGTATCAGCTTGGTCACTCAGCTTGGTCAGCTCGTACCTGCCACAAAACTTCATGAAGTGTGCGCCTACCATGCCCACATCTTTGTGACTAAGTTGTTCACGGATTGCGGCATCTACAGTTGCCTTGACCGCATCCGGTTGTGCGTTGAGATCGATCAATGTACAGTTACGTTCATAGTCGTCTAACACTCTGTGCTCTTCGCCGTTATGGTCGGTCCAGCGTTGAAGCATCATGTTGTTCCAAGAATATCCTCGCTTGTCTCTGTCGGCAAAGGCCTCACGGAGACCAACTTTATTCTTTGTCCCTTTTTCACGTACTCCCGGATAAGCAGAGAAGACATTGTCGGAGGTGTCGCCACGCATGCACTTCTCAAATAGTAGCCAGGCCGGATCCGGGATGGTTTTTGGTTGTTTAGTTTTTTTATCTGTAACAGGCTTACCCTTGGCATCAAATATACCCTCCAGTGTGATCAGTTCGTCTGTGATACCATTGTATTGTGTGACATTGGGAGCAACCAGTTGCACAAAGTCTGTGTCTGAACTAACTACCACATGATCGTCTTGGGGGTGTAATGAAATCCAACGTGCAATAATGTCATCTGCTTCGGCTGTTGCGCAACGAATAACACTGCAATTGGTTCTGTCTGACAAGTATTTAGTCAGATTGTCATAAGTTTCCCAAAACAGCTTGTCTTCTTCTGCTTCGTCTTCGGTCATCTTACCACGTGCCACAGCACGGTTTTTCTTATAGGGCTCATAGTAGTCCTTGCGCCAGCTACGACCTTCCAGTGCGAAGATAACGTGATCTGCTTGAAAACGCTTGGCTACCTTGTTGGCAGCCATCATTGTGACGTGTAATGCAAACCCCAGTTTAGTCCAAGTATCACTGGCTCTGTGGGCACCGTGACGTGCTCGGAAAAACATGTTGGCTGTGTCAATAAGTAGGTATTTCATTTGGACTCAATAGTTGGTTGCGTTTAATGTATTGTAACACATATTCCGCCCAATAGCAATGGGCATCTGGCCCAAAATGCCAACTATCCGGATTGACCGTTTTGAATCCGTTACTTCTCAAAACCGAATTGTAGGTCATTTCGGCGGCATACGGGTGCATGTAGCTAGAGCCCCAGGGCTTTTGGTCTGCAATTCCATCAAAATGGTTGTTGCCGTTAAACATCACGTGCCGTATTTCCTGTGCCTCTAGCTCTCGGTGAAATTCCCAAATTTCATTGTGGGCACGTTGTCTACATTTTTTCCAATCAACATCAACAACAAATTGTTTGTAGCGTTGTTGTAAAGCTTCTGGAATATCATCAATTCCCGATGCATTAACTTGAAAGTCGTGACCTTTATACCACCACTCTTCTCGTTCCCAGGTAGTCCATTGGATGACCATAAAACAATCTTTTACTGCATCAGGGTTAGATTTGATCCACTCACGTGTGGTACGTATGATGCGTGTGTTTGAACACCCTGCTTGGGCATCCAAGTACAGCACAGCATTTAACCAGTTGGCTAATTCACATCCAAAACTTGCACGTTCGTTGTCAGGATGCGGTTGTCGTCCTAGACCATAAAACAATCCGTCATCCTGTGCCCAGGCGTGTGGATTTACTGCTTCGGCCGCAGCAGCGTGACTATCGCCGTTGACATACAAAATCATTCTTGTTTGAGTGCTTTGATTTTTTCTGCTTCTGCAACTCGCTTGCGCAAACTGCTAGAACTAAACGAATGATCACGTCTATTAAATATCACCTGTATACCGCGACCAGCACCCTCATTACGTCCGGTAAAGTTCTTGTCCTCATACTCTGTGCCTAAAATGCGCACATCCAATGGAAGTATTAACAACAGGTCAATCAAGTCTTGTTCAGTTTGATAAACTACAACTTCATCAACATAACGACAAGCCGCAAGTTGAATTTGTCGTTCTACTATGCTTTGAATAGGATGATTTTTAGTATCAGGCCTATCAATAGTTGGATCAGTTT